GTCAAAGCATCCTGACGTGACCGAGCAGCCTGCGACTGATATGCCGCACGCTCCTGACCCAACTGGGTGCCAGCAAACGCCGCAGCAGCCTGAGCCTCAGCCAAACGTGACAGGTCGGCTTGACGGGCTGCACTTCCAAGGAAGTCTGCAAGCGTATTAAACGCACCTGCACCCTGCTGCCCAGCAAGTTGTTCAGCCTGTATTTGTGCCGCCACCTCAGGTGCAGACACACCATACGCACCAAGCATCTGAGCCATCTGATCCTGGGGTGCTGTGACCTGCTGGGTCAAACCAGCGAATGCGTTGTTCGGGTTTCGGTTCAGGTAATCTGTGAGCGCATTGTATGCACCGGTTGTCAAACCGGATGCCGTGTCATATCCGGCACCAATGTTCTTCAAAACATTACCGTAAATCGATTCAATACCAGTCTTTGATTCGGCATCCATCTTGCCGATCCTCGCCAAAGCTGCGTCCACATCTCCACGGTACGAACCATCCTGGAGTTGCTGAATCATCAGATCGTACGAGCGTTGCTGACGTGCAGCTTCTGCCGCATCCTGAGCTTTCTCATACTGCCACTTTTGCAATGCAAGCTTGTCGGATGCAGACAGGCCACCGCCACCTGAACCACCACCGCCAAGACCAAGTGCGCCAGCAATATCAATGTTCACATTTTGTGCCGGTGTAGTGTCAATTCCTTGACCCTGAAGATATGTCGTACGCTGTGCAGGATTCAAAACGTCAAGGTTGGTTCCGTAAAGGCCACGGTTCAGGATTGCGGAAGCACGGTCAGCCGTGCCACGACGTGTGTCAGCAATCTGTGTCGCTGTCGGATCAACATACGAGGCAGTCGGAATAACACCTTCGTCAACATTCGTACTACGATCAGGCACCGACGTAGGAAATACCTTGATCCGATTCGCCTTATATGCGCTACGACCCGGGGTTCTCTGATTCTCTGCCATGTTATGCTCCTGCTCTCAAACGAAGAAGCGCCAAAGCGTCTTCTCGGATCTGACGTGCCTTATCCGTTTCAAGATCCTGCAAATCCTGCGCATATTGTGAACGCAACTGACGATTCTGCAACTCTGCCGCAGCAGCAGACATATCAAGTTCACGCTGCAACTCAGCAGTGTCCTGCACACGCTTGCGTGAATACTCGGCCATCGCTTTGCGAAACGCTCCGCTACGCACAGACGGGGCCAACAGGCCACGGCGACCATATGACGACACAACCTTCGGTGCACCCTCGTTGTACTGTCGTTGCAGTTCGGCAAGATTGCGTTGACCACGTTGCTGTGAAATAAACTGGTCATACACATTCATTGCGGACGGTGCAGCAATGTTCTGCATTGCCGCACGTCTACGTGCTTCAAACACACTAGCGTCGTATGCCATAAACTGGCCTTTCTCGGTAATCGTTTCGTCGCTTCATTTGCTCCTTGAGATCTTCAACATCTTTGTTGAGTCTGGAGATTTCGGCCACAAGCGAAGCAACAATAGTTCTAATCGCTCTGGCATCGGACGACTGCAATGTCGTCAAAGCGGGGATTTGGATATCGTGCATCATGAGAAAATCTGTGACCCCAATACGATTCGCAAATCATCGCCGCTAATTGTCAAAGAAGAAATCACAGTTGGATCAATCTTCAACTGGGTTACAGCGCCATCAGCAATGGATCCGGTCGTAATCGCTCCGGGTGTAAAGTTGGTTCCATCTTGAAGGTTGTCAACAAACAGTTTCAATGCTGTGAAGTTTGCGTTGACTTCCGCCGCTTCTGCGATGGTTCCGTTGGTGAATGTGTGTGGGATGTTGATAGCCATTAGCCACTGACCTTTCGTGCATTGAACTTGTATGAAATGCTGTCAATGCCCCAATACTTTCCTGATGGGCCAGTGAACAACAATTGGACCGAGCGAGCCAACCCAAGGTTGGATCCACGCATAACCTGCGCCCCCTGGGCCATAACACCCCAGGAGCCGTAACCCCATGCGCCAGCACCCCAAACCATTCCGGATGCTGAAGCAGGAATATTAATAACAAACGTTTTGCGTTCGTTGCCGACCGCTTCCTCAAAATTGTGGTACACCTTTACGTTAAGCTGTGCAGCCGAATCAATCTGCTTAACAACAATGTCGGGTCTGCGCCACATCTTCTTTTGAGAATATGTGCGACCATCAATCCAGCCGGTGCGATAATAAGTTGAGAAACCAAGATTGGTTCCACCAATCCGGTCATTTACCTCACTGTAAAGGTCAACTTCCACAACTCTTGGTTGTGTTGCATGAATGGCCAAAGCCCTAGGGACACCCATTGAATCTGTCCAGTCAACACCACCGACCACAGCTTTGCCATCTGCCGTTGAGTGCTTAACCCAAGCACCATTGTTGATCGAAGGGTCGTAAACAAAGTTTACAGTCGCATCCGTAACGCTAGTGGTGACCGAATACGGCATCGCCAACCATACACGACGATTAATAAACGAAACAGAAATTTTGTCTGTTTGAGAATTGTTAACATGCCCTAACGGATAAATCGGTTTGATGTTGTCGGACAGCTCAAGAATGTTTGTTCCGTTATAGTAAAACAAACCCTGTGGATGCGAGTAGAAATAAACTCCTGTTTCCGCAACAGCCATATGATGGTGACTTGCAACACCAAGTTTTGATGTTAGTTCAACAACCTGGAAGTCGGTGCTGTCGTAACCATACACAACATAAATGGCTCGTGGTTTAAACACCACAAGTTGACCGGCGACAGTAGCCATACCGGTAATTCCGGTTCCACCACCTTCGAAATCAATGTAGTCGTCTTGCATCCAATCTTCGGGCAGGTTTTCATGTGACCAACGAACACGGTTCGGATAAGCCACAGAAGCCTCTGTGGTGTGAGCTGCAAACATTTTGTTGGCGTGAACAAGAAGATGCTCAGCCGTTGGCATCTTTCCACCAGTAGGAGTATTGTATGCCTGCCAAGGGTTTGGGTTGACGCCAGAGGCGGTCAACGCTGTCGCATACGTGTCAGTCGTCTTCCACTTGTATCCACCGTTGCCGGCGGTTCCCATGCACATGTACATCGTGTCGCTCCATTGAGCCATGCATGCACCATGAGACGACAAAGAAGTCACATCGTTTCCAGCTGAATACTGAAGCGTTGTAAAGTTCCCACCAGTCGACTTGTACACCTTGCTTGAAGCGGTCAACATGATTGTGGGCGTAGCTCCAGAAAAATTGTAAAGACGTTCAGGTGCCCACGAACCCGTATACGAGATTGCTGTGCTGTTGATTTCCCGTATTGCACCACGGGTAAACAAACCGCCACGTGGATCGATTTCCACATTGAGCATATCCGGCGACTCGTTCCGAGTCAGCTGGAATTGATCTGAACGTAGGTTCAGACCTCCAGTGAAATCATCGTAACGCTCTACGGATACTGCGCTCATTGTCCAAGAGTCGCCCCAAGCGTCTGCAACCAGCGACGCATAGTTGGATAACGCTTGCCACCGGACATAACAACGGGTTGTGCGCTGGAAGCCTTCATCAAGTCACGTCTAGCGAATGCGACTCCTTCTTCAAAGGAGCGCATGTACATGGCACTCAGCTCTGCGTCTTCTTGACGCTGATAGACACGTGCCAAAACAAAATACGGAAGAATGGCATGGAACCATTCATCCAAATCAATATCGTCATCCGGACTGGTCAACCAGTCGTATGACGGGTTCCGGTATGCACGAATCAACAGAGTGTAGGTTGTATCTGGTTTCGGCCACAGGTGGATCTGCTTTTCCCAAATTGAAAAGAAATACGGTCGGCTTGGTGTGTCGGTATTGCCGAGCCAAACCTCTTCCGCATTGTTATGGTCAATCAAAGTAAACCTGTTGCCAGATGGGCTTGTGTCAACAATTGAAATGATTTCTCGAATATCACCAATGTTTTCAATCAGATACGATCTGATGCCTGCGGACGTTGAGGTTGTGAACGTTGTTTGCAGATATGGCCAGCGACGCTCCAAAGCGTAAATGCGCTGAAAACCTTCCTTGGCGAACTGGTCAATGACGGAATCGGAAAGATCCGTTTCGTCCAGATCGGCCATGGCACGAACCTGATCCCGAAGGGTATTCAGGGTAATCACTTAGATTGCCCCTGGGACCGTAGGTGACCAATGCAGTAATCTGTGCCTTTGGCCTTTGGGCCTTCACAGGTGTCGTCGTTGCCAATGCAACGGTTGCGCCCCACATAGGGTGCGGAAGCTGCTGCGATCCTTGCCCCATCTGTGTAAGCAAGTCGCTGCCCTGAAACAGGGGCTCCGTAAAGGGAATGGGCTGGTTGAGCGTTTTTCATCATCAACCAATAGCCCTAATTGTTACCTTCCCGGGGTGTGGCCCCCGGGAAAGCAACAGACTTATTGATTAATACTTGGAGCGACCGCCACGAGTCGTGCCGCTAATGCGACGCTTAGAGGCGTCAGCCTTGTCAGCCTTGCGCATCTGCTGTGCCTTGCCAGCAACAGCCTTGCCCTGGACCTTCTTCTTCGCACCAGGAATCCCGAGAGGGATTGCACGACCCGAAGAGTACGAGCCTCCTGGCTTAAAGTTTGCCTTGCCTGGACCGGTCTTCTTGCTCATTGCCATTGGCTTTTCTACTCCGTTATCTAGTATCCGATAATACTTTGGCATTTCTGATTTCCTTTCGGGAATCAGGGAGGGGGTTTCCCCCCTCCCCAATCATAACACCCCTAGGACCGTTAGGCGGTCTTTGCGGTGAGCTTACCCTGCTTCGCACGGTTGCGGACCGTGAGGTTGCCGTAGCACATGATGAGTGCGTAACGAGCATCGAGGTTCTCTGGGCGGACGAACTCCGTCTGCTGGAACCACTTGCCCGAGTGACCGACAAGCGTGATGTACTTGCTGTTGAGGAAGTACACAACACCTGCGGTGCAGTGCACATCGTACGTGACAGGAGCAGCCTTGAACAGCAGGTTCTGGAATCCAGCATCTGCGGTCTTGGTGTCCGTGTAACGCAGCTGTGGCTGCAACAGCGACTCGTACTTCTCGTACAAGGTCTGGGTCGTGAGGATCATGTCTGGGTGGTCGTTACCAACCGACACGCTGTTGTAGGCGGT